ATAGGTTAAATTTAACTCTAATCCAAGTTCTGTCCTAATTCTTTCTAAAGCTGAGGCGAGCTCATCAGAGTAGTCTTGGATTTGGTCTTTATTAATAAAAGTACCAACAACCAATGAAGGTTCACCGTTTACTACCTCATTTATAGCTCCTGGTGTAAACTCATTAGAAGTTTCTTCTCGTAAAATATTGTATACAGCTTCTTGCATATCAGGATTAGATAATTCAGGATGACTATACCTCATACCTAAACCTTTTAAGTTGTTACCTCTTTTTAATACGCCTACTTCATCCTGTTGAAATAAAATTCCTATAGAATTCATAAGACCTTTAATCGCCTGGTCACTACCTCTAACCCTCATAGTAGCATTGGCACTCGGTCCTTTTTTCTTATCGACATCTCCCCAAAAACCAAAACCTTCGCTAGAAATAGAATTTACCTTTACTCCAAATTCTTTTGCTAATTGAGGAATATATTTATTAACTATTTTGTTAGTCATTTCAATTTGGTTTACTTTTGGCAACTTTTTAAAAGCTGTACCATATTTAGTATCGTAAGAAGAATTCGTTCCAAATTCTAACTCAAATGCAATTGTTGGTTTTTGTAATCCAATTGCATCAGGTATTGATTGACCTTCTGACGATTCTGCCATCCTGGCTATAGCGGTCCAACCAATTGCTTGGACCTGATGAGGTTTTAGGTCCCCTCCCATATAACCCATCTTGTTTAGTTCATTGGTTAGGTCGTTCATGTATTTAATAGCATACTCATATTGGGTATCACTTGGTGATGAACCCCTAGAGTCATATCTAAGTCTTTTAACTCTATCTTTATCTTTAGCTAATCTTGATAGAATATTTCTAATTGCCCCATCTACAAAACCTGCATCCCTAAAAGTATGCCTATCAATCGCTACTGGTCCTAACCCTTTTGGATTGTCTTGCATGATAGTTCTTGTTGACTTACCTAAAGCACTGTCTAAAAAGTCATAAAGTTTAGCTCCTGCTCCTTTATCAGCTTGAATGCCTTGCAATGTAGATTTAATATTATTTGCAACCATTGTCGTTCCAGGAGATTTAAAGGAAGGAAGTTGTGCTTTTAATTGTTCTGCCCCTAAAAAAGTATTAGATAAAGCTTGTTGTGGGCTAGCCTGGACGTT